TAATAGGTCTTTTACTTCGGATCTTCTGAATCCCTCTGAATGAACAGAGAGAAAAACCAAGTCGTAAATATTTTGCAATTGAAGTTCTGATAATTCTGTGTTCATCGTTATTTCTGTTTTATTGTTGGTTAGCAATCTTGGGGCGGCGGACTACTCCGTATCTCGTCACCTTATTTTTCCGCCCGTTACTGATTATTGTTCAAAAATAGAAAAACAAAAGCACCACAGATTATTCTGGATGCTTTTGTACCTACAAAAACCAGTTGTATGGAAAAAATGCAGGTTTATTTTTTGAATGGATTTTTCCCAAAGAGCTCATTCCATTCATCAGGAGTGATGCCGGTCTTGATAAATTCTCTCAGATCAGGGCTTAGTTTAGGAAATTCGTCTTGAATGTAGCGACGATAGCGATAATCTGTATTCGTCCATTTGCGATACTGTTCAGCATCAATAGGAACATCAATAGTGTTTTCTTTGTTGCTGAGTGGTGATAGTTTTGTGATAAGCATAGTTAAAAAAAAGCCAACCTTTTGAGGGGTTGGCTTTATACGGTCACAAACTGATCTTTCGTACAGCGGCTTACCGGCTGCGCATTCCGGGTTCGGATACTTCGTGCAGAAATGTGACTATTTATGCATGCAAGTACAGGTATTAAGCTTTACACACAAACTAACGAGGACACCACATCCTCTAACTGTCCTGCACCGACTGTCTAGTTTCATCGGTATACATACCGATTCGGTTACTTACATGCAATTTCCTACGGATTACCGGTACAGGTCTACTTTTGATCAGAAAGCGATTTTTTCCTGTAGCGGGTTCCGTTTAGGTATTTTTATAATCCGGGATCTGCATCAGAGAATTCATCATCTGGTTGATTGTGCATATCATCCCAGCAGATTCCACAGATAGGCTCTTCGTTGCTTCCGAAGTTTTCTTCTGGCTCAATTTCTCTGCCACACATACAAATGAGATCTTTTTCCATTATGGTTGTTCTTGATGATAAATGTCTTTAATTACTTTCTCATTAACAATAACAAAATATCCATATCCTGTTTGATAGTCATGGTCGTGCTTCCAAAGAATATCATGATGCCGATCTTCTAAGATCTGAGTTAGATCTTCAGTTAAAGGTATTACTTCACCTTTTTTCATTGCAGTGCTATCATAGTGACGGAGCTCTTCTATGAAGCTTTCTCCGTCACCTGATTTGTATCGCACCCAATACGTTGTAGGGTTATCTGTTTTCATTCCGGGATGTACCATTGAAAGTTGCCAAGCTGTTTAGTGATCAAATCAGCTTGTCTTAATGTGATTGCATCGAAAGGAATGATCATTCCTTTGCCGTTATCGAAACAGCGGTTCTCTTTGTCGAGCAAAAACGCATCATTATTGATTTCAACAATGTATTGCTTGTTGATCGGCATTTCGTTTTTCTCCATAGGATTGAGTATTAAGTCCATTTTAGTCTTCTCCTCTCATCATGATAGTGATAACAGGATCAGCGGTATCTCCGGGACCTACCACAGAATACACTTGCTGTCCTTTGAAAGTAAAATCGATACGGTTTTGATTTCTCAGACTTGCCTGAGCTAATCCTTTAAGCTTGAACAGCAGGTCAGCTATATCTGAAGCATCTTTGATGAATTCAGATACGCTTGAAGTGCAAGCCACCGGAATAACGAATCCAACGATTTCCGCTTCCGCGCTAAGATCCACTAAAACGCCATCTTCAATAGCTTGTTTTCGTGAATAAGAAGTAACAGCGTCTCCGAAGATCTCTTCGAGTGTTTTGTTTTTCATGACAATATTAGATAAAAGAAAAATTATAGATTCTCGTCTTTTAGGCTAAAATCCAGCTCATAGTCGACGTATTCTTTTGGTATATCAATGCCGTAATATTTAGCATCGTGCATCAGCAGGTATTTGATGGTAGGATAGTTTTTCAGTATCCAATTGAATTCATCGACAAAATGACATTTTCCATCAAAGCCGGTTGCTGTTTGATGTGTAAGCTTTGTTCCTTTAGGGATAGTGATATTTCCATATATCCGGAACTGCAGTGTTACGTCTTGATTGGTTCGCATAGCAGTTTGTGCATTTTATGAATAGATTGATACATTTGATCAACAGCAAATTGATTGAGGTATTCTACGATCTGATATGCTGCGCAATTGATATCTCCAGGCTTTACTACTGTCCAATGAAACAGATTGTCTTTCTTTTCCCGAAAATACAAGCCTAATGATACAGTGCTTGTATTTAGTATTATTGTCAATTCAAGTTTGAAGTTAGCAACCGGCCGAAATCCTCTGTCCATTTCTTTAAACTCTTCATTGAATTTAGCTACCTGATAATCTAAGATGTGCAGATAATTTACTTTTTTATTGTATTTCATGGTCAATTCAGGTTGATTTCAATGAATAGCGTTGTCTCTTTAGTGGGGAATGGCTCCCGTAACGAAACCAATTCTGCTTGAATGTACTTCATCAGTTGTTTCGTTACGGAGTCATATTCCCATCCTACAAATCGCACTTTTAGGCATGTGATCATTTTGAGCTTTTTAGTCATAGAGCTGCTAATTTACGTTTTCTTGCAGACTATGAAACTTAAAGCTTGCGCGATACAGCTTTGCATTAGGATCTTCCGGATGCATTTCAGCGATAACTTCGTTAAGGCGCTTCTTTACCATCTCGAAATCTTCTTTTGCAGGGCATACGCCTTCAACGTAAGCTCCTATGTATCCATCGGGATGCTCTACATAATGAGCAAAATTGATCATGTCAGAAGCGTCCTTATAGCTTATAAGGATAAATCTGAGCTGTGTAGCTTCGTGCACATATACATGTGACTGATACGCTTTTTCGCCTTTTGCCGGATTGATCATTACCGGGGCTTCTTGGTGTACGGGAGTGAGGTGAAATATCATGGTTAAAAAAAAGAAAAACCTTCCCTGTTACAGGAAAGTCTTTCTGCTATTACAACTAAACAAACATTATGGAGTCCATTGGTCAAGGTCATCCTGAACACACAATTCCATCATAAATTCAAGCATCGTGATTTTCCATAAATTTTGATTGTCTTCTTTGCAAATAAAGTTATCAAGATCTTTAAATGCTTGATTATATTCCAATACAGCTGCATCACTCATGTGCTCAAAATGTGGCTCTTCGTCGTTCACACAAAAAGCTGAACCTGTCCATTCGCGTCTGCCACCCTCTCTGAGAAACTTTCGTGGAGCAACAAATCTAAGCTCAGGGAAGTCCTTTTCATACATTCCATTGATATTATCTGATAAAACTTTACCAATTTCATGGCAAATGAAAGTTGCTTGATTTGCAAGGAATGCTTCATGCACCTTGTAATAGATATCGTATCGCTCTTGTCTTGTATATTTCATTTTTATCGTTTTTAAGGTTGTAAATCATCTGATTCGCACATAGCTATCATAAATTCCAATATGGTCATTTTCCATTTAACATTTGTGCTAAAATTTAAGCTGTAATCATTATTGATTTCTCCTTCACTTGCTGAAAAAGCGGAACAAAAATCCCAGTCAAATGGTGCACAAAATACAAGCTCAGGCCAATATCCATTACTCAGCTGATTCATAAAATCAATTGAATTAAAATCACTGTTATATTCAGTGATCTCAGGAAAATGTAATCTTAGCTCGTCTTTTATTTTGTTACAGATGTAATGAGAATCATAACAATCCTCATATCTTTTCATTTCGCGGTATGCTGCTTTGTATACCTGTTTTCTGGTTGCTCTGTCTGGTCTCATATCAATCCTTTATCAGCAAAACTGTAAAACTTAAAATCTTGTACGCTATCGATATTGCCTTCTGCATTATATGCCGGAGCATAGATAATGTGGTCCAACACACTCACCTCTGCATCTTGCATACTCTGCTTGATCTTGCGCGTCAGCTCTCTGTCAGCTCCACTGGGCTCTAAATTGCCACTCGGATGATTGTGCACTAACATCACTGAACTGACCTGGAAATGCACTGCCAGCTGCATGATAACTAATGGATCTCCCACCGCACCATGCCGCGCACCCTGACTGATCAGCTGATAGCCCATCACTATATTCCGCCGGTTCAAAAAGAAAACCCACAGACGCTCTACATGGCAATCAATGTCCAGATCTACAATCGTTTCTTTTATCACCTCCCACATCGCCGATGCACTATCTATCTTGCGATTCAAAACCCCCTTAAAACGTATGCCTACACTGACCTCTGCCACCATCCCCGAACTCGTCGGAAACAAATATCTCTTCTTCTTTTCCATAAATGTTCGAAAAAAGAAAAATTTGAGGGTTGTTGATAAAATTATAAGAATTCCCTTGACTCATTTTCTCCATTTCCATATCATTGCACTATAATTTTGATCAACTGTCCTAAAGGATTATCCCTTCTACTCTGCCCTGTACAACCGTATTGATAGCCGGAAACATTGCCCGCCCAGCCAGGACCCCAGATAGTCGCCTTTCCCACAGAATGCCTCAACTTACCACTGAGCATCAACACGCGACACAAGCGACCAAGGATAGGTGTGTAGCCCTCAAAGCCTAATCAGCTCCTACTGGCCGCACTGCACGCAGCTCTGCCCACGATCTTCCCTACTTGTATCGAACCCCTGCACCATCCCCCATCTCCCATACCTTATATCACCTCAATTCTCGTCCGGGCCGGGCTATACTTGTTTATAGCCCAAACACCCCACAACCCTCCCTTGCTCCCCTAATTCTACATCCAAAACAAAAATATAATACCAACTCAATATTTAACTTGCACAATCCAAAATACATTACTACTTTTACACCATGCAAAACTAAGGCTTAGCTTTAGCTGCTTCACAGGAGTGTGATATAAGGGAGGATACAGCAATGTATCCTTTTTTCATTGGTATCAACACCATAGGTACAACACATCAACTACAATCACTCTGATACGATCAACACCGAGATACACCCTGAAGTTGTGTCCTGTTGTGAGCGTGGTATAGCGCTGTATAGGGAATAGAGTGGCGCGCGCAGTGGCCGTGGCCTACGGCAAGAGGGAGCGTGAGTCTTATTGGTTGTAGTGAGTCTGATTGATGCTGTGAGTCTTATTGTTGTATGGAGTCTAAATGTTTTTAGTATATCCCTTTCGGTTGGTATAGAAAACAAAAGCCCCCGAAGGGGCTTATTGTTTAGAACTCAGCTGAAGCTGGCACGACCTCTTTGTAAGGGCGAGTAGCAACGACTTTGATACGAGTAGTCGTACCACGCGTTTCCTCTTTGCATACGAAGATGCAACGAAGACCTTTCAGGTCAGAGGCTACGAATTCTGTATCCAAACCGCAAGAAGCGCCTAAGTTGGCATAAATACTTCTTGCTGAAACAGATTTCGCATGCGTTTCAGGAAGCACGATACGTTTTCCCGATTTCTTATCGGTAACGTACACGGTGCCTTCGTACTCTTTAGAGGCGAATTTGCCTGACTGCTTCTGCGCTGTCGTTAAATCGTCAGGCTGAGCGAAGGCGCATTCGTTGAAGAAAGCACTGATGAACTCACCGTCATCATTGGTACCTGTGACCTTCAGTTGTTGTATTCCGTCGTGGAATACAGCATCTGATTTTTCAGGTGTTACAAGCTCTATGCTTGTAATGCGAACAGGGTGGTTTCCCGCTGTATTAATCAAGCGGTTGTTCGATTCCGCTTGTACAGGCTTATTAAATAAGCTCATAATCTTGGTGTCAGGGGGATTGGCGCATTCGCGGAATTGCGAATGATGTCCTGACGATTAATAGAAAAATGTTCTTGATAATATCACCCAATGGGTAAGCGTTATTGGTAAGCGTTATCCGGGTCTGACAACACAAAGCAATAGCCCCGAAGGGCTATGTGCTTAGAACGATTGTTGCTCTTGCATAATGCTTAAATCTTCCATTAAAGATTTAAGTCGTGCTTTGCTTGTGTGAGCGACGAATTCAGCTTTCAGAGCTTTCATTGTAAACTCTGAAGCAAATTTTTGTTTAATCCAATACGTTGCAGTTTGTCCTGCAACAATTTTATTGATTAAAGCAAGCGCTATGTTTTTATCATATTGCTTTTGGTCAAAATATTCTTTAGTGATAAGCTCTCCTAAAGAGTTAACCAATTCATTTGAAATAGCGGAAGTGATGGCTGTAGTTACCATGATGTTTGTGGCTTTGACGCAATGAAGCCTTACGTTTTAGATTAGCAAAAAGAAAAACCTGACAGTAATTGTCAGGTCATTCAATTAATTCTTGATGAAATATCTTATCATTCCATCATCAAGCACATCAATCAATGCAACATGATGTATGTACTTTCCGTCAACAAACAATGCAACGCCTTGCTCTGTTACATTGGTTTGACGAGAATCTTTGTAGAACATATTATCTGTTGATGCAGTTCCACGTTTCCAACCGTTGAGCTCCAATAGGTCCACAACGGTTGCAATAATAACTCTGTTTAGCTCTTTCATAATGTTATACAAAAGAAAAACTCTCTTGCGAGAGTCAATCTTGTTCGGGATAGATTGTGCGAAGTTCTATTGCATATTCATCATCATTCTCAGAATCTGAAATGCCTCTAATAAAACGATTAAAGTTTTCATCACTAAGGAGTGCACAATCATCAGTGAGATTATATTTTTGAATCAAATTAGCTTTAAGCTCTTGTTTCTTTGATTCAAAAAAGGACTGTGCTTTTTCTTTATTAAAGAAAGAGCCTAATAATGTTTCATTTCTAGAATATCTGTCCCAAGATAATTCGTAGATCATGTATACCGTGTCGTTCATAATGTTACACAAAAGAAAAACGTGATGAACTACATCACGTCTCGCTTTCACATTCTCTGTTCTTGCTCTTCATACTTGCTCCCGAAATATACACATGGGATAAATAAGAGTGAAAACACAATGAATAGATAAGCTCCATTCATTGCAACCACTTCATCAGTGCCAACAGCAAGCATCATGATGAAGAATCCAATAAATGCAAGGAATGCACATAGTGCGCTCAATGCATACATAAGCGATGAGTTTTTCATAGATTAAACAAAAGAAAAATGTAACGATTGCTCGTTACATTAATTCTTATTAAAGACTTGGATAGTTCATCTTTTTAGGATTGGTAGAACATTCCAAAAAATCATTGAGTGCAGCATCAAGATAAACATATTGTATGCCTCTTTCGCTGAGCTTTTCAACGATAGCACATGTTATGTGCACATGATGTGTTGTTTCAACAATGCATGCAGGATGACCTTGTAGCATTGTTTGCTGTTCTGCAAATGACAAAGCATCAAAGCTTTTTATCATTTGCAAATGGTCTTGAATATTACTTTCATTCAAGAACGGGGGTTGTTCATCACGATTCTGAACAATCGTAATGAACTTAATTTTGTTTAGTGTTAGCATAGTTTAATCAAAAGAAAAACCTGACAGCAATTGTCAGGTCTTGTGCTTATTTCTTATCATAAGCTATGGCGTCCTCACGAACTATCGTGATTGTGCCGTCAGAGAGGATGTAATAGTCCATGGCGTTAGCCAATAGAGAAATATTACAGCTATCATCACACAATCAAGGGACTCCTACCCGAAATCGACATACCCCCGGTAGGCAAAGGCCACCCCCTTTGTTCTAAAAAATGTCATATAGGTTCCCTTGTTTACGCATATGTAAGCTACCTTGTTTACGGACAAGTATATTATTGAATTGCTGGGGTGTTGATAAGTTCCTGAATTGTTTTTATGAACAATTGAGAGGTAGAAAGGAATAAGTATTAAATTTGGATCAAAGATTTTTCTTTTGGATAATACTATTAAGAGATTATGAGTGCTGGGCAGGCGGGATTGGCGTCTGTGTTTGTCCGGTACTTATTATAGATTGGATATGGAATCAGATAAGATGATACGGAGCAAGAAGTTTTTGGGGTGTAGTGAAGACTATATGGAATTGCGCGAGCATTTGGATGTAGAGAGTTACTATGCGGCAATGCGGGACCCTTCTGAAGGGACTTTGTGGCCGTTTTTGATTGAGGTGGAGGTGATGGCGGGGGAGTTGCGGGAAGGCGACATGTTTAGTGTGTATCGTCAGAGTTGGTTTGCTGGTTATGTATTGACGTTTGAGAATGTAGATCGGTTGAATGAGTACATGCGTTTACGGGACAAGAGTGAAAATGAGTATAAAAACAGATAATTATGAATAGACAAGAAGAGTTGGTATCGTTAGCGAAGCAGACGATAGTATTGAATGATGCGGTAGACAGTCAGGGCGACACGGTTTTGGGCGCAATGGTAGATTCCGGGGAATTGAGTGATGTGGAGTATTTGGAAGTGTGTTCGATTATGAAAGATATGAAGAATCACAATACTCCGAGTGAAGGAGAAATAAATGTGAACGGCGCGAAGAATTTTATGATGCCTTATCCTGGGTGGGATGATAAAAAGTTTCATTCGGATAATGATCTGATTCCGCAAAAAGGTGTTGATCCGGAAGAAGCGATTCCTGACAAAGAAGAGCCAAAGACAGACGGCAATTACAATTACACAAAGCCTGGCAGAAGGCAAGTTATTCATAAGTCAAAAGAAGAGAAAAAAGATGAAGATCACGAGAGTTAAAATGATGGATAAAGGGTTGAAAGGCCTGGAGATCTGGTATGAGAAAGGTGAAGACCGTGGTGGTGTTACCTTTCAGAACGAGTATCATGTGAAGGTACGGGTTCCGGTGAGTAGCGAGATCAGGGGAGCATTTTATGCTTTAGAGAAAGATTTCGCGAAGTTACTGGGATTGGCGGCGAAAGGGCTGAACTATTCTACGGTGCTGGATCTGAGTTTCCGTCAGGGGATAGGATTGGTATTAGCCGGCAGAGTGAATGTAGGAACATGGGGCGAATACAAAGCCAAGACGATGTTCATTGGTCAGGACAATGAGTATCCTGATTTCGAGAAGCTCGAAGAGCTGTGTTCAGATCTGGTAGAGATTACGAGCAAGTGGATGGTAGATTCTGCGAATCTGAATGCAAAGCAGATGTTACTTGATTTTCGGGAGTTCGGTAAGGAAAACCTGAAAATGTCGTTAGAGGAATACGATTTCGACAGTATGTCATTGGAAGATGCTACCGCTAAAGCTATGGAGTTGCTGGAGAAGCAAGGAGCTGTGGTGATGATGCAAGACGACGCCAATGATTTTTGATATAGGAGTAACAAGGAAGGACCCTGAGCACATTTATTACAACGCTCAGGGTCTTGCTTTACGGAGCGTGAGCAAAACGTTATCGTTGATCCAGGAGCCCTTTGATGCAAAGACGGTGAGCCGAAGAATGGCAACTTCAGAGCTAAAAAAAAGTGGTATTTCTGATCGTCGGCAGATCGATGTTTTGAGCAAAGACATTCAGGCGGGATGGAATGGCTATGGAAAAGAGAGAGCCGATGCAGGAACAGAATTTCATCAGGCCTGTGAAGATTTCATAAAAACCGGAAAGTGTGATTCTCGGTACAAGGAATTGGTAGAAAAGATCTATCTGACTTATTTTACGGACTTTTATCGCAGCTATGCAGAAGTGATCGTCAGCGACAAGGAAACCATTGCTGGCACAGGAGATGCATTTTGTCTTCATAGTTCCAAGCAACAGGACTTGATTCATATTCGGGACTTCAAAACCAATTTGAAGATGCCAGTAAATGATGTGAATCCGAAAGCAAGCAATAAGTGGTTTTTGAGTCCATTTGATCATATGCTCGACAACAAATACAATTACTATGCGATGCAACAGAGTATTTACGCTTATTTGCTAACTTTGATGGGATTTCGGGTAGCAAGTATTGCGCTGATCTGGGTCCATGTAGAAACAGGAGAGCACAGAAGGCTTGACATTCCATTCATGAGAGAAGAAGCAAAGATGCTTGTACAGTATGCAAAAACGATACACTAATGTTATTTACGGTAAACGATAAAGGAGTTGTGCTTCATAAAGAAGCGGTGAAATTGGAACCGGTGCTGAAAAAACTTTCGGCGCCGGATCTTCTTTTTGTTATATTGGTCTACGATTATGACTCACCCTACAAACAGCTCCCGGAACTCCAAAGACAACTTACGTCCTCGCGTAGGTGTTACGAGAACGACGATTTTAAGGGTCATGTTAAACGATTGGAAAAAGCCATCGAAGCCTATAACGGGCTACAATATGATATCCGCAGAGAAACGATCAAAAACTACCAAGCCAAAATTGCGGGACTTAACATTCAGCTCATGGTTACGGATTCAACTACAGAGATTAAGAGACTCCATGATGCGATAGACTTTTTGACAAAGACGAGTTTACGCTTGCAGAAAGATCTGGTGCTGGAAGAGATTTCCGCTATTGACGGAATTGGGGAAGATGCTTCTTTTTTAGAGAAATGGGCTGATAATAAAAGAAGATTCAAGAGCGATAAGAAGTCCATTGACCTTGTGAAAAGCAAACAAACATTAGATTATGAACCAGAGAAATAGACCGTTTTCATATCCGGTGCATTATGTAAATAAGTCTTCTGATTACTTTAATGGTAAGATATTACAGACAACAGAATGTGCTCAGCCAATTGTAAAAAACGATATGCAGTATCACATTGAAAAAGTTATTTATTCGCCAGAAGCAACATTAGTCTTTTCACGAGATAATACAGCATCAGAAGAATAATGGCATTTGACTATAATTACATTCCTATCATAAAAGGAAAAGGATTTTGTCCTAATCCGATTGGTGTATATGGAATTCCCAAGCATGCAGATTCAAGAGCTAACAAAAAAGTCATTGGAACGATTCCGTGGGAGAATTTCTGGAATGAACAATTTCATTATCTTCTCAATGGCTATGAAACCGGTGGTCAGTTCATCACTCCAAACTTTTATTGGTATCTAAATTTTTGTCCGATTGCTACGATCGGCAGAGGGTATCACTTGCCTGATTATGTAGATTACGACAAAGAGTATTTCGATACCTATGCCTATGCAAAAAGCATCAATTGGGGTACGCTGAATTTAAAAAAGCGTCGTGGTGGATTATCTGAGAAAGCGGCAAAGGGAATTTTGGGATATGGTATGTATATGACTCCAGAGAAGTACCAATGCGGTCTTGCAGCTGGTTTTATGATTATGTTACCGATATGCGTACAAAGTTCAGAGAGCTTAACTTGTTGTTGCCGCCAGAGCTAAGAATGCGATTTAAGCTATCCGATACAGATGATCTGATCATTGCCGGATGGAAGCAAGATGGAGATCCGCAAGGAAGCCAGAACACCATGTATTGCAGAACGATGTTCAACAATCCCAACGTATTCAAGGGAAAGTTCATGAACGATGTTCTTTATGAGGAAGCAGGAGAATTCAAACATTTATTAAAAGGTTTCTCAGCTACCAATGCCGGATTGAAAGTCGGATTAAAACGAGAAGGAACACCGATCGTATATGGTACTTCAGGAAAGTCAGGATCCAAAGATTTCAGAGCAATGATCAAAGATGCTGAGCATTATCAGCTGATCTATAATTTTCTGCCAGGATACCGTTTGATGATTTCCGGATTTGTAGGAAGTAAAAATGCTGCAGGGCAACCGGAAGAAATTGTTCCAAATATCGACAAGCTTCAAAAAGAGCTTAATCTCTCCAGAGAGCAAGTTTTAGGATGTGAAGATGTAGAGAAGAATGATGAACGAATTGTAGCGGAGCGTCTGGCTTTAAAGAAAGCAGAAAATCCGGATCTTTATTTAGAGCACTTCTTAGACTTTCCCCGTACAGAAGGAGAAGCTTTAATGTCGATTGCTAGTAACAATTTCGACAAAGAAGCTATTGCAGATCAACAAGCATTTTTACTGAAACAGAAATATTCATTGTATTCCAAGTGTGTATTGGAGTACAAAAAAAATGACGACGGAACTATTGGGGCTAATCCGGAAGTCATTTTAAGAGAAGCTACCGATGCTGACCGAGATGAAATGATTGTATTGGTAAGAAAAGGATGCGAGATCTCTTTGAACAATTTAGGCTATAAGCATGCTTATGCTGCAGGTGGTGACTCCTACGATCAGGATAGCGCATTGACCAGTAAATCACTGGGAGCGTTTGTGGTAATGGCAAGATCCGGGCATCCGTATAAAAATGCAAAAGGAGAATCCATTTCTCATAAACGAATTCCTGTACTGATCATCAGAAACCGGCCACGAAGAAAAGAGACGTTCTACGAGAACTGCTTAAAAGCTTCTATCTATTTCAATATCATTGGATTAACTATGTTTGACGCAGGTAAGCCATTGGTTATTGAGCATTATAAGACAAATGGAGGAAGACGGTTTTTAGCTCCACGACCATTGGCATTTGAAAGCGAAGACAGCAATCAGCGTCACGACTTTGGTATGCTAATGACAGGAGGAAGGAGAAGTAAGCCACAAATGATCTCTTTACTTCAGAGTTATGTTTTGGATGAATTAGATGAATGTGTATTTCCAATCATTGTCGACGGGTTCGCCAATTACAACGAGAACGATGAAGACTCCGACTGGGATGAGATAGATGCATTGGGTTTGGCTGTTGTTTGTGACATTGACAGAAAAATATTAAAAAGTAAGAAAGAGACAAAAAATGACTCTTCTGAACGGGAATATGTTTATAATGCCACCAGCCAGGGTTTCGATTTGAAAGTAAGCTCAGAAATGAATCAGGCCCGACAAGAGGTTAAGAATACACAGAAAAGGGAGCAAACGCCTAATGATATATTTTTAAATTTGTTAAATAGTGGACAGTTATAAAATTTTCATATTTTTGTAAGCATGTCAGATATCGAAGTACAAGCATCGCCGCCACCATACTTTCCGGGATTCAAAATGTACGATGAGCCTCCTGTGGGCTTTACAAAAGAATCTTATCAAAATCATTTATGCAGATCGGCGATCATGTATGCCATTCACAGATACAACAATCTGAGAAACTATCAGCTTTCTAAAATAAATCAGCTTTATAATTCTTTTAACGGACTGATCAATGAAACGCAATACATGTACATCAATCAGACGTACGGGAAAGACAATCTTGTAAGATACAAGGATTACAGATTGGGACGTATGAAAATGGAATTGCTTACAGGAGAGTGGCTGACAAGAGAGCGATTCAACAAAATAAGTTCTATTAATCCTGATGCAGAAACATCTCTTTATAACGACTTTTCTTTTCAGGTAGGATTAAAACATGCAGCTCCGGAGCTTAATAAGTTAAGACAAAACGGAGTTAATGTGCTTCCGGGAATGGAGCCAATGCAAATGGACGATGAAGACATATTTGATCTTTTATCGTCAAAAAGAAAATCTACCGTTGTCATGCAGTATCTTCTTGACAAAGGTATCAGTACAGAAATGCTTTGGACAAAATTGGCAAACACATTTACCGATCAAGCTATTGCTTCAGAAGCATTTTTCAAAACAGAGATCGACAGTGCCGGTTATGCAAGAGCAAGAGAGATAGATCCTCGCGAAGCATTATTTGAAGAGTCGGACAGAGATCCTTTTTTACAGAGAACGCCATATATCGGAGAGCGCAGACTTCAGTTTGTGCATGACATCATAGCACAGGTAGGACTCACACAAGAAGAGTACAAGCGACTTAATAGTGAAATGGAGACAGCACGTTCTCAAACCTTGGCTACAGGTACACAGATGCGTCGTAATGGATTCCAGTACCTCAATAAGCAGTTAGCTATTGAAACATGGTCAATCGAATGGATGGCAGTAAAACCATTGTTCATTATAGAGAAACCAGACAAGATCGGCGGCTCTCATAAAAAACAATTGAGCGACAAGTATTACAATGAAAATCGTTCTCAGATTGAAAAAGACGTAAAGAAAGGTAAGTATAAAATTCATAGTTATCCATTTGCCTATGTGTGGGAAGCGAGCTTATATGGAAGGGATATCTTCAAAGGAATGCGAGAGAAACCAAACCAAATCAGAGATAATAGCAATCCTTTTCTTTGTGAATATTCTTATTCTGGACTCCTCTTTCGGACTCATGATGGAGTGCGTATCTCGATTTTTAATACACTTGATCACGTTAGCGAGCTCTATAATATCACAATGCTTCATATTCGTCGTGAGCTAAACAAAGCCAAAGGAAAAGGTATTGCTTACGATCGAGCTTTTTTACCGGAAGGAAAACAGATAGAAGATGTTATTTCAAGAATGATCAATGATGGTGTTATTGACATTGATTCATCTACCGATAAAGCACAGTTTGCAGGTGGCGCAGTCCTGGCAAATATGTTGAAAGAATTCGATCTCGGACTTTCAAATAATTTCCAACAACTTGTTGCATTAAAGCAAGAGCTGGAAAGAACAACCGATGTTCTTACCGGTATCAGTAATTCCCGTCAAGGAAATACTCCGGCATCAATGACAGCTACCAATGCTGTAAATCAGATACAGGTAAGTCGTACTTCTACAGAATATTTATTTCATATGCATCACGAGTTCTGTAAAAAAGTAGTGAAGAAATTCATGAAATGCTTACAGCTCTCTTATGGATATTATCATCAAGACGAAGCAAAAACATTGCTTGGTGACAAAGCCGCTATGTTCCTTGATCAGATCAAATCGTTGCCGTTGGAAATGTTCGATTTGGAAATCACTGATGGAAGAAAAGAAACAGAGATCCGTCAAATGATGCAGCAATGGTTTCCACAAGCCATTAACAGCGGTGAGATGCGTGTTGTAGATGCAATGGAAGCTTCATTAGCGGGAACGATAGACGAAGCTGTAGGCATTGCAAAGAGAGGCTGGGAGCTAATTAAAAAGAACGAAGCAGAAAATGCTCAGGCTAACAATCATGCAAAATCTCAACAGATGATGCAAGTTCAGGCAATACAAAAAGAGAACCTGGATGAAGAGCGCAAATTCAAAGCGTTCATGGAAATGCTTAAATATTTGCTTGAATCAGGAAAGATCACACAGCAAGCAATGAATGAATATACAATAATGGCTGAGCAACTTATGGGAGCAGGTCAACCGGCACAAGCACAAACAGCACAAATACAATGATCACAAAAGAAGAAGCAATGAAGTTGTCAGCTCTTCTGTTTAACGCAGGAGATGTTTTTCACATTGCTCATTTAACAGCAAAGGGAGAAGGAAGCTATGCAAGACATAGCGCTTTGGGCGACCTTTATGATGCTGTACGTTCCGGCGCCGACGAGATCACTGAAATGCTTTATAGCTATATTGGTGTTTATTCTTTCGTTATCCCCGTTTCAGAGCAAAGAGAAGCGGTATCGTTTGCAAGATTTTTGAGAGCAAGAATGGTTGATTCTCAAAAATTATTATCTTCGATGCCTGATGTATTAAATAAATGGCAGGAAATTATGGGTATAGTTTCCCGTGGAATTTATAAATTGGAAAACTTAAAATAAAATGCAGGTCCCTAAATTGTTCACAAAAAAATTGGTGTCATTAAATGACAATCCAAAATCCGCTCCTGTTGAAAACTGGAACAAGCCACCTGATCCTCGTCCATCTATAACATTTGACAGCTCTCAGCTGCCAGCTGTAGCAGATTGGAAGGTAGGAGAAACGTATATGCTTGAAGTCAAAGTGGAGCTTATAGAAAGCCGCTTAGATAAAAGCACTCGCGGAGACCGTACTATTTCTCGTTTCATCATCACTCACGTTGGGGTAGAAAATGAAAACAAAGAGAAGTCTGAACCAATAGACATGAACCAATACAACCAATAAAATGAAACTATTCAAAAAATATTACAATCAAGACGCTGGCCCAGGAGCTAGTAGTGATGGTAATGGAGAACCGGCAGTTGTTGATGCTCCACTAGCAGCAGAACAACAACAAGCACCGACCCCTTCTTATGACATTGACAGCTTAAAAGAGCTAAAGGATTTCGGAGACGAACCTATAGAACCAGCTGCAGCCGCAGAAGGATCAGCGGATCAGAAGCAAAAAGCTCCAGAAATCCCTAAAAAGGAAAACAATGAATTTGAACTTGACCTTGAAGATGCTCCCGCAGCAACAGATGCTTCAAGCAAAGAAGAAGAAGTACAGTCTACCTGGACCGATGTAGCAAAAGTTGTTGGACTTGGAGAGATCAAAGAGGAATCTTTTGAAGCTTTCAAAGAAAATTTCAGCGCAAAGCTTCTTTCGGAACGCGAAGCTGGACGAAAAGAAGGGCAATCCATTACAATGGAAAAATGGACAGATCAGCAAAAAGAACTGTTTGATTTTCTTGCCGTAGAAGGAAACACAATTGATAGCTTTATTAATCCGCTATCTATTTACGATAAATATCTGAGCCTTGACGATAACGCCTTGCTCAGAGAAGATTACAAATTGCGTGGATACGAAGATCATAAAATTGATGATCTGATGGAAGAGCTGGAAGTTGATAACAAAATTGGCAACCGGGCTTATGAATTGCGCAAAACACTGGAAAATGGTAAAATTGCAAAACAGCAAGAGCTCATTTCCACAGCAAGAGAAAAGATAGAGTTTAAAAATAACCAAACAAGAGAGAAAGAGCAAAAAGAGTACGATTCTTTTAAAACGTCGTTGCATGCAACAAAAGATTTTATGGGAATTCCTATTTCTGAACGTTCTTTTAATGTCATCGAAGCAAAATTTAAGGATGGGGTTTACCGCACGCGGTTGGCAGAAGATCCAAAACTTGCTGCAGAGGTTGCATTGTATATTGAGTTTGGCACAAAAGCCCGTGATCTTCTGGGCAACGATCTGAAAAACGAAGGCAGAATGCAAGTTCTTAAGCATGTTCAAAACATTGGTTTGCCCAATAGTGGCGCAGGTCGTGTATTAGGACAGGGAGACGAACTTAAAGGATTCGACGCCTGGGAGCAGAAGTTAAAAGAAGAACAAAACGCTCCTAAAAAGTAAGTTAGCTAAGTTGAGGTATAACCGTTAACTCAACTTAAAAATGAAAATTCAAACTATCCAAGGTAAGTTCGACGACACAGTAACAATGTCGAATAATATTACCGAGAATGCGCTGAAGAAGCCATTCCTTCGCGACATCATCGAATACGCTGATGCTCGTATGCTTTCTACGCTAATTGTAGCAGGAGCAAAAACGCCATGGGATCTTCGTACAGGAGATACAGAAGCGATCAAAACAAAGATCGGCAAGATTCCTGCTGACAAGATGATCGGTGACCATGGTATGCGTTACAAAGTTCAGGGTCGTATCCAGCAAAAAAGTGTTGTTATCGCTCAGGTGGGAACAACAGGAACAGATGGAACATTCATCCTGACAATGCGTGACAACCTGCTTTACCCGGGTATGATGGTGAAATTCTATCGTGATCATTTCTATGCTCGCGTAATGGGAACGCCGTCAAAAGTTGCCGGAGGCTGGAACTACACGTTCTTCAACGGAACAGAAGTGTTCAACTCCACAACACATTTACACCCAACAGGAGAATCTTATGCTTTCGGAGCATACACTTCTTATGGAGAAGGTTCTCTTCGTGGCTACTCTCGTAGCTTCTATCCTTCAGAATTCATCAACCACATGACAATCCAACGTAAAACGATGGGATTGACAGGTGGCGCTCTTACAGACGTTACATGGTTTGTTGCTGATGGACAAAAAGGTTGGAGATACACAAAAGAAATCCAGTTACGAATTCAGTTCTTGATGGAAAACGAGCACGCTAAGTGGGACGGAACATCGAACATGAAAGATGTAAATGGAAACCTTTTGGCTCGTTCTCTTGAAATCGATCAGGAAACAGGTTATGACATTGTCCGTGGTGACGGTGTTATTCCTCAGATCCAAGGTGGAAATGAGCATTACGGCTCAGGAACAGATGGTCGTCAGACTATCGAAGACGTTATCGACATGGTGAAAACTTTGGAGAAGCGTTCAAACAGTGTTTATGGTAAATTGTGGTATGTAGTAACCGGAACAGAAGGATACTATCACGCACAAAACCTTCTTCGCGATTACCATGTGAATTACATGGGTGGTCGTACGACAGGTGGCCAAACGAACAACATTGGAGGTGAGAACATTCCTGTAGGAGGAAACTTCGACACATTCAATATCGCTGGTAACCAGTTGATCTTTGTAAAAAATCCGGGATGGGATGATCCTGAGAAATGGTTCGAAACAAGCTCTTATGGCTACAAAGTTCGCGAGAACATGTGGTTATTCCTTGATCCAGGTTCTATCGAGCGTCCAAACATTGAGATCCTTACAAAAGGAGCTTATGGTATCAACCGTTCAATGGTTGAAGCATACATCAATGGTTTGACTGGTGGAACAGAGCGTCCATTACATAGCGTAGATGCTGTGTCATTTGAAATGTTGAAACAAGACATGATTGTTATTTATAACACCATGACTTGCGGTATCGTCCACATTTCTCCAAACTGATAAGTAAATCCAAAGCCGGTAGCCCAAGAGCTGCCGGCTTTTAATAAAACAAACTATGAACAATTATAATTTTCAGCCCCAGGTGGTTGACGAAACACCAGTATTCAACTTTGCGAATTCTGCACATTCTCAGTATATCGAGAGAGAAGGAATCATTGTAGTTCAGCCGATTTCACCAAGTCCTCACAGAAACGAAACACTTACCATTGGAGGGTTTAAAGGTTTTGGCTATTGGGACAAAGGAAAAACGCAGAAATACTGGTTTGGAACAGTAGTTGGAAACAATCCCGACGGAAGCAAAAA